AACCGATCTGATCAATGTCGATGCTGATCACTGCGCCTGATGCCAGCGCTGAATCGCTGATCACTGGAGGTGTTGCAGCGGTTGAGCTGCTGCTTTCACCTGCATCAATCGAGAGCTTGGTACTCAGCACCGAAACACCGGCCTCGTTGATGTCCACCACCAGCGTGCTGCCCGTGGGAGCGGTGTTCACATCAGCCTTCACCGCAGTCAGTGTCCCAGCATAGGGCATCGTGAAGCGTGCTTTATCAGTGCCGGCTGTCAGATTCGATGTTTCATCGCTACAGGCAATGATGAATACATCGCTGACAGTGAGTGTCTGCCAGGAGGCGTCGTAGTCAGTGCCACTATTCTTCGTGTAAACTTGACCGCTAGCTCCGCCACTAGTAATAAAACGATTATCATTGCCTGCGGCAACAGTGCCTGATACTGTACCAACATTTAACGTTGCACTGTTGCCAAGCCCAAGATTAGTGCGGCCAGAAATAGCGTTAAGGCCGCTCGATCCACCGTCCCAGGATAAACGTTCGCTATAAGCTGTATCCCATTGAGACTGCTTAGCATCAGTCGGCAAAGAATAACCGCTTACAAATGTAATAGCAAAAGTACCACTTGTTGTAACTGGCGATCCAGAAACGTTAAAACCTAAAGGAACTGATAACGCAACACTTGTAACAGTTCCACTAGAAAGTCCGCCACCACTAGGAGTTACCCAAACAGCGTCATAGTCTGCATTACTATTTTTGGCAAGGTACTGGCCAGTGACGCCGCCAGTGGGTACGCCAACACCTGGTGCGCCAGATGCTCCGGGCGCTCCAGATGGTCCAGTAGCTCCAGTAGCACCTGATGCACCAGAAGGACCAACAAGAGAAGCTAACCATGCAGTCTGATCTCCTACAAATCCTTGGGCAACAGCAATCTGATAAGCACTGCTTCCACTAGGACCTGTAGCACCTGATGGCCCAGTAGCACCAGTAGCACCTGATGGTCCAGTAGCACCAGTAGCACCAGTAGCACCTGATGGTCCAGTAGCACCAGTAGCACCTGATGGTCCAGTAGCACCTGATGGCCCCGCTGGTCCTTGAAGGGTGCCTAAACTTTTCCAAATAGCGCTATCCCAAACAAAGAAAACTTGCAGATCTTCTGTTTGGTAAACATCACCAGGTGTTGCACCGCTAGGTAAACTGCCTGAAGATGCAACAGTACCTTTGACATTAAGCGCAGAATAACTTGGTGCGCTTCCTTCAAAAGTACTTGTGAACGGGTTAAATTGATATCCCATAATTAACTCTTGGTTACACTGACAAGATTGTTGCTTCCGTCATAGGCAAGCGCAAGAGTAGCAACAGTAGTACCACCAGATCCACCTAGCTTGTATGTCACTCCCGTCAAGGTTGTGCCGCTATATGCAAGAGCAATATGATCGTGCTTTGGGACAGAAAGGCCTTCTACTGTTTCAAGGGGAGTTCCACTAACAGTACTGATTTGAATAGTTTCGTAATTTACATAGCCAGATGAACCATCCCCTAAATCGTTTGTATATCTAATCTGTGCCATTGCAGGACTTCTTTGTTAAGACTATTATAACAACATACTCGCAAAGAAAAACCCCGGTGTATCAAGCCGGGGTGAGTATCCCTACCTGCTCAAACTTTAAACCTTGGGTCTTGCTGCGTGAGTTACGTACGATACTTGGAGAAGTAGTTCGACTATTTACTCCAGGGCGGTATTGCCCCACGTCAGTATATCAAGACAATCAAGAGCCTGAGCGGTATCGACGGGCTGCTCGACCAGCTTTCTTTGCCTTCTCAGTGTTCGGAATGAACTGTTTGCCTTCGCGACTGCCAGCTCTTTTCTTTTGATCCGTCTCCTCACGTTCTTCTTTAGACAGTGAGGCCCAGGCTTTCTCTGGTAGGTACCGCTTGGTATACCCTTTTTGAATTGCACGATCAGCCATTACTTACTCTCTTTATATTTTTTGGCAGCAGACTTAGCTTTTTTTCTTTTCTCGTACTCGTCTTTTGTCATCCAAGATTCTTTGGTCCATTTCTCTAAAGACTTTTGTTCTTTACCTTTACCACCTTTATATCCGCCACCAGATTTTTCATATTCCTGCGCAAGTAACTGAGCCTTACGGGCCGATATTATTTAGCCTCACGGCTACGACCATTCTCCTGGTTTGCCGCCACGGCCTTCACGCATTACACGATTTTTAATGCGCTCGCGAAGATCGGGTTTGGTGTACTTGCTCTTGTCTTCAGCCATAACTTCCTCGCTCTTTAAGATAATTAACTGCATTTGTTAATACATTTATGTTATCACCGAATAATCCCAACGCTCTATTACATTCTTTGCATAGCAAACCACGAAACTCATTTGTTTTATGGTTGTGGTCCATGGCCAACGCTTGATTGTCTTTTGGTGACGATCTGCAAATTGCGCACTTACCTTCTTGAGATTCAAAAACAATGGCGTATTGATCTTTAGTTATACCACGTCGTTCATATTTTTTGTGTTCATGATGAAGTAATTTTTGTCCTTGGTTTTTAATTTTTTGATAGTGTTCTTTGTTGTTATCTACCCATTTGCTCCAGCTTATTTTGTTGCAATTTTTACATGAAGAATTTAAATATAGTTTACCATCTTGTTTGCGCCGTTTGAAGCATTCCCACTCTAAATAATGTGCACACTTAGAACATTGCTTCAGTCCATCAGGGCCATATAAAACCCGAAAACGTCTATTTACGTGTGACCTACACTCTTTGCAAACAGAATCTCTTTTAATGTTACCTGCAGAAGTATAACCTTTGTTATAAAAAGACTCGTGCGGTTTTCTTGTTTGACATTCTCGACAAAGCTTTTGCATTGTGGGTTTTGTGCTTTGCGTATCCTATCACAAGTTGGTTTCCGCTTTTTGAGCTCGTTCCTCCAGTAATTTTTTCCACTTACATGGACGTGATAAACACTCCATCTCCTTAGCTGTTGGCCAGGGGATGGGTAATTTGTCAAAATACATTCGGAGGCGATCAGCCTCGGAAGGGGTTTGGCCTTTCTTCATCTTTCTTTGCAAACTGTGACATCAGCTCATCCACTTGCTCCAAAGATTCGACGCGACACAAAAGATCAGACAGTGTGCTAACTGTGATCGGATGTTCGGTGCGTGCTGCAAATGCAAGTGCTTCACGTAGACAAGCTGCTGCTTGATCCAGTGATTCCTTGACTTGGGTGGAGATAGCCATTTCGGAAGAACGTGGTCCTCTAACTATAGTAAACATTGGTTTGCACGCGTATATATTTATTATGAAGCAGGATTTTGATGCAGGGAAGTACGGATAACTAGCACCAGATCCAACCAATTTGGTATGAATCAAACCAAGGTTCAATACCAATGGATTCCATCAGTTCATAAACAAGGCGGCCTTTGCCATGACGACGGCCGTCCGGTGCTTTGATGTTGTCATCAACAACGATTAAAGTGCCAGGGACAATAAGATCTTTGGCTGCAAACAACTCCTTAAGATGATGAGCTGCCGGTGCCCAGTCATTGTTCCAATCTGTAATGTTGTAAGAGTCAAGGTAAAGGAGGGAGCAAGGTCCATGCATGCAGTCAAGAGCTTCCAATGAATCAGATTCAATAATTTCTGCATGTTTGGTGTTCTCTTTTGCCAGGGCGCAAGCCTTGGGGTCGATGTCAATTGAGATTAGTTCTCCCCCATAAATATCAATGTAGTTGTCAAACAAAAGGGTTGAGCAACCATCGCCTGTATAGTTGTTTTCTTCTCGATAAGTTCCTGTTTCAACAATGATGGGTTTATCAAACTCATCAAGATACTCAAAAATAGTTTCAAAAGTTGCTTGACGTGCACCCAGTTTAGTTTTGATCGGGTTAAAATACTCGTCCCAGGTGCGTGCCATGGCTAAAAATCGATTCGAGTGTATTCAATCTCTTGGGATTGTAGCTCTTTTTCATATGCATCAGCCTCAATTGTCTCAACATCTTTAAATGCCAAGCCCTCAAGGCAGCCGGTGCGACAATCCTCGTCAAATTCAAAATAAAATCTTGTTAAGTTTGATGTCATGGGTCAAACACCAGATAAGGAGGAAGGTAAGGGTCAGCATTGCAATGCGTCCATTGACACGCTCTGCATACCAGAGGTGATCATCAAAGTTGGTGTGCCACTTCCAAAAGCGGAGGTCGGGTGACATCTCTAAAATCCACTCCCACAAAGCAGGAAGCACCCAACTAAAACAAGAAATGT